TGCCTGAAAAAGTTAACTACACTCTTATCGTTGATAAAGAAAAGAGGGTGAATCGCGTATTACGACACACCCTCATTCAATCCAATCATTGTCATTGAATTTCATAAGCAAAATAAAGTTTAATTAAGTATCGCTACAAATGTAGCAAAACCGTTCTGGTTCGCGAGGAATAGGGACGGAATTTTAACCGAATAATCACAATAAAAACTATAACGAAATGGCAGAAACAAAAAAACTCATTAAAGCAAGCGGCGAACTTCAGGAAGAAATCGCCACAAAACTGAAAGTAACAACCCGCTCTGTTCGTTCGGCTTTGGCATACGACACCAACAGCCCCACTGCAAGACTTATTCGCTCGTATGCCTTGAATCACGGAGCAAAGCTCTACGAGCTGAAGGAAATGGAAAACCCGTATGCAGAAGTTATTAACCTTTAAAAACAATCTGTATGAATCTCACAAAATACTCCTTTAAGAACATTGAATCCCAGCTTGAACATGTATGCGGACTGATAGACCTGGTAAAAGGCGACAGAGGATTTCGCGAAGCTATTCAAGATGAAGAGTTTTGCATGCTGATAAAGATGCAGGCACAACTGTTTGAGGAAATTAAGAAAAGAGAAAGACATCAACCAACTACATAAATGATTGCTCATTGCTATTCCGGTTCGCGAGAATAGGGATGGCACCAAACTCAAAACCATTGAATCATGAAACGAATCAATACAACCACACGCTATCTGCTGCTGATACTGGCAGCAGCCATACTGAACCGGCTGACAGACGGTACAATGAACCTGATTATAACAACCTGCCTCTGCCTGGCACTCATACCTGCTGCAATACGGATGGACAAGGAGGATAAAGAATTCCAGGAATGGATGGATGAAGAAATAAAGAAGCGGGAAGCACAGAAAAAGGAATAAATCACACACGGCTTGCAGAACTTCACACATTCAGGATAACGACTGTAATTTGACATATTGGGCTGTTTTCAATAGGAATTGGGAATATGGTAAGAAGAAGTGAAGCGGCTGCCATCCGGGTTCAAGTCCCGGAGCCGGACAAACGATAAAAACGAACAATCATGGCTGTAATCTATAACAATCAGGTATGCGTCTTCGCCAATGAGCTGATTACTTATAATGCCAAACGGAATATAGGGAGCGAAAAAGGGTTTATCCCTGAAGGTACGTTCCAGAGCAAATCCAGAAGAGGGCTTATAGTAATAGCCAGGCGTGGTGGAGGACAACCTGCATTAGCCTATTTCGACACAATGGAAGAATACATCAAGAACCAATACATCAAGGCCTACGGCGACCCGCACGAGGAGTTTGATGCCGTTTTGAAACAGAGCCTGCTGGAGCGCGAGCTGCAATACAACGAAGAGGCATACACCTTTTTCACTGACTTCACCGACGAGGCGGGAAAGAAGCTGAAACCCGAAAAGGCCGCCCTCTACACCCTTCAGGCACGGGTGCTGGATGCCGTGCTCCGGCTGTACCGCGAGAACCGCCGGAGCGTGGGCGACGGCACGGTGAAGGTCAGCGTGTGGGACAACCTGAGCCGCATGGTGAACGACCTGCTGGCCGTGCGAAACAGCCGGGGCGAGCAACGCTATCCGCACAAGCTGCCATCCACCGGAAAAACCCTCCAGCGAAAGGCACTACAGTATGAAAAGAAAGGCTTCTATGCACTGGTGAACAAGAACCACGGCAACACCTCCACCCGAAAGGTGAAGGACGAGGAATGCGAGGCCGTGATGCACAAGCTGCTCAGCCAGCACATGAACCTGAACAACGTGCAGATAATGGAACAGTACAACCTCGTTATCCGTCAGATGAACCTGATAAGGGAAGCTGGTGGAGAGAAACCGCTCCCATTCATCAAAAGCCCTGCCACGGTGGATGCCTACCGCAAGGAAATGGAGTCCACTTCACTCGGTCACCGCAGGGGCGGCAATACATGGAAAAACAAGTACGAAATGCAGATAAAGCGCACGCCGCCCACCACGGCAATGACCTACTGGACGCTGGACGGATGGGACGTGGAGCTGGTATACGAAAAGCAGGTTATACGTGAAAAGGTGGTGGACGGTGAAATCAAGCGTACCAGACAGACCTCCTACACCAACCGCAAATGTATGGTGGTGGTGCTTGATGCCTGCGGCAAATATCCGGTGGGCTACGCCATAGGCGACCACGAAAGCCCCGCACTGATACGCACCGCGCTCCGCAATGCGGTGAAGCACACCAAGGAACTGTTCGGCTCACGCTACAAGCCCATGCAGTTGCAGAGCGACAACTATCAGAAAAAGGTGATGGTTCCGTTCTACGAGGCAATGACCGTTCACTACACGCCTGCGGCACTGGGCAATGCGAAGTCGAAGATAATAGAACCTTACTTCAACCACATCAACAAGACCTACTGCCAGATGCTGCCCAACTGGAGCGGGGTGAACATCAACGCCAAGCGCGACAGCCAGCCGAACCTTGAAATACTGAACCTCAACCGCCACCTGATACCCACAGAGGAAGTGGTGATACAGCAGATACACACCATCATGAACAGGGAGCGCGAACTGAAGCGCGATGCCTACCTCAAGGCATGGGCCGCCACGCCGGGCGAACGGAGAATCGCTTTCAGCGACGATGAATACCTCTTCCTCATGGGCGAAACTACCGGACGCACCAACCGCCTCACGGGTCAGGGGCTTCTCATGGAGCTTATGGGACAGCGGCTCAACTTCGAGACCTTCAACATGGAGCTGCGAAACCACTACAACGAGGACTGGGTGGTACACTACGACCCCGACGACCTTTCGCAGGTGCTTATCTGCAACGCGGAATCCACTTCCGGCCACCGTGTGAAGAAGGAAATCGGCACACTGAGGTTTACCATGCAGCGTGACATCACCGTACCGATGGCACTTGCAGACCAGAAACCGGAACACTTCGAACACCGCAGCAAGGTAAGGAAGTTCAACGATGAGCTGGAGCAGCGGTACATCGACCGTCAGAACCAGGTGGACGAAACCCTTCAGGGAATGATTTCACGCTATCCGCAGCTGAAAAGCAACACCCTGCTTGACCGCGCACTGATTACTGACATTCACGGACAGCACAAGGACCGCCGCTCCGAGGCAAGGGATGCCATCGCAGACGCGGTGGTTGTGGAAGAGGAAGCGATACCCGCACCGAAAAGACAACTGGTAGTTCCTACCGCACAGGAAGATGATGACTCATACGAATGGAACCCTACCGACATGAGATTTTCAAGATGATTTACATAACCTTTAAAAACGATTTAATATGGACAAACAAGCACTCAAACAGTATATCGACAACCTGATAAGCCGTGGCAGCTCGGCTGCCGAACTGGCACGCAGATGCGGCGTTTCGGACACTTCCATGAGCCTGTTCCGTACGGGCAAGTATTCCGCAAGCGATGACATTCTGGCCGAAAAGATTGCAGCCGGACTCTATTTCTTCGAGAACTCGCGCAACGTGGTGGACACGGTCACCTCCTACCGTCAGGTGAAGACGGCGTTTGTGGCAGCCCGCAGCAAAAGCAAATGGTACTGCATCAGCAGCCGTTCCGGAAGCGGAAAGACCCAGTCGCTCATCGACCTGTACAATGTGTGCGGTGACGGTTCCGTAATCTACCTGAAATGCCGCAAGTGGTCGAGCCACAAGTTCCTGACAAAGCTGGCTACCGCCATGGGCGAAAAAGTGAACCGGTACATGGACAATGACGAGCTGCTTGACATCTGCGCCGCCCACATGAACCGCATGGCCGACCGCCATCCTATCCTGCTGATAGACGATGCCGGAAAGCTCACCCACTCGGCCATGAACTGCCTGATACCGCTGTATGACGACACGCTGGGACGCATGGGATGCCTGGTGGCAGGAACGGAAACGCTGGAACGGAACATCAAACGCTACGTGGGACGTATCGAAGGTTACGATGAGATAGACGGACGTTTCGGACGAAACTACATTACCCTGCTGGGCGCGACTAAGAAAGACGTGGTATCCATCTGCATGGCAAACGGAATCCCCGACAAGGACATGGCGGAAACCATCTGGGGAAAGCTGCCGAAAGTGAAGAAACAGCCCAATCCGGAAGACCCGCGCACGGTATGGTTCTCGGACGACCTTCGCGAGCTGGCAAGCATGATTGATGATGTGGTAATCCGTCAGGAACTCAGCGAGGGGGCGATGAAGGTATGAGGGCATTGAGCATATCCAATATAGAAGAACGGAAATACAGCTACATCCCCTTTTCAAAGCCTTTCAGCGAAGCGTTCGGAAACCGTGAGAAGGGCGGCAACTGGATAGTGTACGGAAAGGCAGGGCAAGGCAAGACACGCTTCATCCTCCAGCTTGCCAAGGAGTTCGACCGCATGGGTTACCGTGTACTGGTCGCTTCGCTGGAAATGGGGTTCTGTGCCGATTTCCAGAAAGACCTGAAAGATGCCGGAATCCGCTCGAAGGTGCAGAAGATTGTATTTACCGATGCACTGACCGTTCCGGATCTGAACGAGATGATGGAGAAGCAGCGCAGCCCCGATGTGGTGATTATCGACTCCCTGCAATACTTTGTCAACCAGTATGAGGCCACGGCAGAAGGAATCATCGCCCTTCGAAAGAAGTTCCGCAGCAAGATATTCGTCTATGTGAGCCATGTGGAGGGCAAGGAAGTGGAAGGGAAAGCGGCCTACGCCGTAAAGCGTGACTGTTTTGTCCGCATACAGGTACACGGGTTCCGTGCCATCTACATCGGCCGCGGTAAAGGAGGACCAAGGGGTTACTACACCATCTGGGAGGAAGGAGCGGAACGCAAGTGGCTGGAAAGTGAGAAACCATTAAACAACGAAGAATATGAACAGGAAACTTACACTCCCGGCGACGAATGAACAGAAGCAGCTCATTCACCGCCTGAAACGGCAGCACCGGCTGGATGAAGACACATACCGCCACCTGATACGCCAGTACAGCGGCGGTCGCACATCCACCTCTGCGGAACTGACCAAGGAAGAGGCACGGCAGATGATAAGCCGCCTTTTAGACCCTGACGGCTCAAACGCTCAGGTTGAAAAACGTAAATACCGTCTGGTATGCCGTATCTACCGTCTTTCGTGCGAAATATCCGGTCTGAACGCTCCCTACGATGTGAACGACCCGGTAGAACGTGAAATGAACATCGCCAAGCTCAACCAGTGGCTCCGTCAGTACGGCGCATGCAAGAAACCCGTATCCCGCCAGAACTACGAGGAACTGAATGCCACGCACCGCCAACTGAAAGCAAGGTCTAACAAGGAAAGGAAACAGTAATAATAAAGGATGTGTAGGATGGATATTAAAAACTACAGAAAATGAAAAAGAAACTGGAACAACTGATTGAAGAGAAATGGACGTTGTGGATGGCTGTTATGTGGATAGCTATTTCGGTCAATTACTTGGTACGTATGTTTACCGCCACAACGGTGTGCGGAATGATGGACGAGGCACAAGTGTTTGTCCTCTGCCAGCTCATCTCCACACTGTTCTTTATGCTCCGCCTGGATGAGGCGAAAATAAGAATGCTGGAACGGGATAAAGAGGAAACGTATAAAAAAACTATAAAATGAGATACCATGGAACAGGCAATCGAACAAATTCAGAATGACATTATGAACCGCATGCAGCAGTTTGATTTCGGCGACCGCGTAACGATACTCCGCGAACTGGAGAACTTCTGCGGACAACAGGCTGATGAGACCATGAAACTGGAATACGATTTGGCGGCAATGGAGGACATGAGGGATGAATAGGAAGAAATACATCGTATGGAGGATCATTTATTCTTTCCACGACAGACCGAATAAAAGCATCCGCTCATGCTGGCGAACCGACAACTTGACGGATGTAAGGAAATTGGCACAAGGGATTAATCCAGAAGCAAAAATACGTTTGTGTTATACAGAATTTAAATAACGATTAAAACTCAATTAAAATGGCAACAAAAAGAACCAAGAAAACAGTAATCAGCGGAGTAAGCCGCGAACAGTACGAACAGGCATTTGCCGAGTTTGCAATGGCCGACGCAAAGGCCCAGTCACTTACCGCAAAGATGGACCAGGAGATGACTAAGATCCGTGAGAAGTACGCCGACCAGCTGGCCGAACTGAACGAAACGAAAGACCGCACCTTTGAAGTGATGCAGACCTACGCCACTGAGAATAAGGATACGCTTTTCAGTAAGAAAAAGAGTCTGGAGTCGGCACATGGTATCATCGGATTCCGCACCGGTAACCCGAAGCTGAAGAATCTGAAAGGCTTTACCTGGGCCTCGGTTACAAACCTGGTAAAAGAATTCCTTCCTGATTATATCCGTACCACAGAGGAACTGGCCAAGGACAAGCTGCTGGCCGACCGGGAAGTTCCTGAAGTGGCCGAATTATTCCCGAAAATTGGTATTCAGGTGGTACAGGACGAATCTTTCTATGTCGAACCAAAGAAAGAAAGCGATGCAGTCCAGACGGCCTAAGTACAGTTATTCCCGCCGTGGAAATCTATGGATCGTATACCGGAATGAATACACTCAGTCCACATGCACAGGCACTCCCATTGCGGAGTGCCGATCCAAAGAGGAAGCACGGGATAAGGTTTATGAACTTAATGGATGGAAGAAAGATGGAAAAGTACAGAATTGAAAGACAATTTATCAAAAAGCCTGCTCCTGCATACGCATTGAAGGTATCAGGATACTATCATAAGAGATTTCCAATTAAATCGCTTACCGAGCAGGAAGCAAAGAAAGAAATGGACGTAATAGAAAACTATTTGAACGACTTTACATACATCGTTCGAAACTCTAAAAACAAACTTGGTGTAACCCATAAGATAGAACGCACAGATAATCGCATTACGGTATACAATCTCTACAATACACCTATAATCACATTTTGGATTGAGGAGGAAAAGGAAGATGAATAAGTTACTCTGTTGTAAATGTGGAATAGAGATTAGGCCCAACGAAGGATATTACAACGCACCGTCCGGACCTCATTGCATACACTGTTGGACAGGTGAAAATATAAATGATAGAGGGAAAGGGATATATGTAATTAAGACAGGAGCTGGAGATTATCTTAAAAAAGGTTACCCCCAATTATCATCCGATTATTCGTATGAATTATGTTTTGTCAAAGATCTTAAAAAAGCAAGGAAATTCAACAGCTTCATTAACGCCTGTAATTTTCGGAATTTATCTCCTTTCCTGGAGAAATGCGAAATTGTAAAACTGGAATAGCTATGGCTGAATTAACTTTTAAAACCAACATCCGACGCGACAAATGGCCGCGCTGGATGAAGAAGCTGCACGGATACATGACCCGTGTAACTCAAAACCGGGAACTGGAGCCAACCCGTGATGAATACCTTCGTCTGAAAGTGATTATCGAAGGATGTATCGAGAACCTGAAAAATGAGGGACACACACGCCGGGCGTTGATCCACGTATGGCTGGGAGAAGACGATAACCGGATGTCCCTGATAGTAATGCGAAGCAATCTGGTAGTAATATCTTATTTCATCGAATAATGAACAAACGTACACAAATCATGCTGTTCACAGCCTTTTCCCTTGTCATCGGGCCGCTGATCATCCTGGGATTCCTGTTCCGGATCCTTGGAGATCTGCTGGGAATCCTGAGCTGGCTCTGCTGGATGGAACCACGTATGGCGGTTAGGGACTGGAATAAGCTGAAAGATAAAATCAAACTGGCATGGAAAAATTGACAAAAGAGAACAAACTGGGTGAAACGTTCACCTGGAATGGACATACGCTCGAAGTAGCCGAAGTGGAAGATCCGGAAGACCCTTGCAGCGGATGCTGGTTTTTTGAACACACCATAAGCTGCTACGGCAACGGACTTAACTGTATGGATGATTCAAGAGAAGACCACACTAACGTAATATTTAAAAACTCAACAAAAACAGAAAAATTATGATGCACAATTGGTTTACATGTAAAATCCGTTTCGAAAAGACATTGGAAAACGGAATGAATAAGAAAGTAACTGAACTTTATCTGGTAGACGCGCTCAGCTTTACCGAAGCAGAGTCTCGCATTATCGAAGAAATGACACCTTTTATCAGTGGTGAGTTCGAGGTGTCTGGAGTTGCAAAAGCGAATTACAATGAACTGTTCCCGTCCGAAGAAGGAGCAGCCGACCGCTGGTTTAAGTGCAAACTTTGGTTTGTCACTCTCGATGAGAAGAGCGGATCAGAAAAGCGTACTCCTTTCAATGCACTGGTACAGGCATCCGATCTGCGTGATGCCATCAAGAAGCTGGACGAAGGCATGAAAGGAACTTTGGCAGACTATGTGATAGCTTCCGTATCGGAAACCGCCATTATGGACGTTTACCCCTACAAAGCAGAACCCGATGTAGAACCTGAATTTAAAAACGCAGATAAGAGATGAAAACAGAAAAGACTTATATCCATCGCCGTGTATGCCTTTGCCGCCAGTGCGGAGGAACCGGCTCAGTAACCGTGTATGCAGAGAAAGATGTGCGCCGGGAATATCCCCAGCAGAAAGTGTGTCCGCAATGCCAGGGCAGCGGACGGATCTGGTTGAGTGGACAGGTTGTGAAAAACATAGAACCCTATGCAGAACCAGAACCTTAATCTGTTCAGACCTCGCAGAGTGGCGGCTAAGATTCATTACAGCATGATCAGCCAGTTTATGTTCATCTGGGTGAAGTGGAACCGCCCCTGCGATCTGAAGGTGCAACGATCACAGCAGAACCCGGAATTACTGGGTATCTGCTTTGACGTCGAGAACAATGATACACTTGACATGATTCGGGAACTGAAGCGTGATTTGAAGATTGAAATTATTGATTTATGAAAAAAGAAGATATTGAGAAAGCAGCTGGAGATTACTCCGGAAGCATATTGGGATTCACTGACAATAAATCTGTGATGGAAAAACACAAGGCTTTTGCCGATGGCGCCCAATGGAGAATAAATACAGTATGGCATTACGATAAATCAATGCCTAATATAAATGAGCCATTTTTACTAATAGATCATAAGTGGGCATTAGTTTTACGGATAGGTTGCGAAAGAGACTGGGCTATTATGATAAAGGATAAAATATTTGTTAAATGGGCATACATTAAGGATTTAATACCAACGGAGGACTGATATATGAAAACAGTATTTTATATAATGATTTTTATTGTTAGCTTTTTACTGATTGCTAACATGCAGATTACGTTCAAGCCATTTCATATTTCATTACCTTACTGGCATAGGGCTTTAGGCTTGGTGATTATTGTTATTGGATTGCTTGTTTATAATATCGGAGAAAAGCTTTCTGGATACAATAAAGGATTTGATGATGGAGTAAAAAGAACAGTAAGATACATCGAAAACAAAGTAAAGGCAGAAAATCAAAAATGAATATATCTTCTTCAGAACCTTCGTTCCTGTCTTGAGATAAGTTAAACAGAAATCCCCGGCACCTGCATCCGGATGCCGGGGATTCGTTTATTCTCCTGGTTCTCCCAAGTATTGTATGAAAGCAGCATGTTGTAATGGAGTCAAAGCCCGCTGACCTTTCTTATAATGCAGGTCAGACAGCCTTTCGCGTAATTCAGAGTTGAGATTCACCCAGCGGCGAAGTTGGGAAACGGCACTTCGCGGGGTGCTGTGAGGAAAATAGAGCAGGGCCAGATCGGTCAGGTAAATGGCATTCATGGGTCGCTTGTGTTGTTTTTAAGAGTTAATGAATCGACTATAAAGTTACTAAATTCAAATGAAAAAACTACCCCGTAGTAAATTATTAATTACCTGAGTTCGGGATAAGTTTAGAATAAGGCCAGTTGTTTTGAGTCCTCAATATAGTATCCTTGCAATGCATCCG